TACCGGGATGACGGTTCGATCGTTTATGTCCTGGGCGGCATTGATGGTGAAGTGTTATTCGAGGAGGCCAGCCATGACTGATATCACCGAACTGGCGCAGAGAGAGAAATTCGAAGCGTGGGCAGAACATGCTTGCGCGGCTCCGTGGGGCTACCTCAAAAAGCGGCGCACTACCGAAGGCTATTCCGAGCAGATTTACACCTGCATGTGGACGGCATGGAAAGCGGCCAGCGCTGAGCTGGTAGAGGCGCTGGAGAAGGCGCAACAGTACGCCAAAGAGCGCGACGAAGAAAATCAGGACTTGATGCTTACAGTTGGTCGTCTTCGCGTAGAGAGAGAAGGTCTTGAAGCTATTCGCACTGCCGCCGAAAAACTTGTCCGCTGCAAAGGTCGCTATCACAGCGAGCTGAACTATCGAGCACTGGCGGCGCTGTTTGGTGTGAATACTCCAGACCTGCCGCCGCTGGAGCATGAAAACGTCCATTATGCCGATGCTGCAGAGATGGAGATCGCAGCACTGCGCCAGCGCATCGCCGAGCTGGAGCGCGAACAGGAGCATCTTCGACCAGTCGGCGTGATGAGCGAGCAGGCATTTCACCGTCTTGAAAACAGCGAATGCCGCTTTATTGCTCTGTGGCCTCGCCCTGATATCTTTTTACCGCGCAAGCGCCCCGAGGATGGCGTGATCGTTTATGCGCGCATAGGTGCCGCCGCTGGCATCAAGTGGGAGGGGGAGTGATGGCTCAACTAACAGTGAAGCAATTGATTAACAAATTACGAAAAATGCCTCCAGATGCGATTGTTATCTGGAAAGACCACGACCAGGGAGAGGGTGAATTTAACAATTCAGTCGGCCATGTATATGACGCATCTGATGAGTTTTCAGGCAGGGATGATTTCGACAATCTCACAGTTGTAGCGATGGAGCCATAGAAATGACCAGCAAATTAACCAGACTGACTGACGATGAATTGGCGGAAACTTTTCGCCTGGCAACGTCCGGCTACCCATTATCATCGAGCACAGAAGCCAATCTCCGCCATGCGTTTACAGAGCTACAGGAACGCCGTAAAGGAGATAAGCCGCCTGTTCACCCGACCGTAGCCAGTGAGAAGTTAGACGACGAAACGCTACAGGAACTAATCGAGTTTCGCCGTACTACGTTTGATTACCACTCAAAAGAAGGGAATAAGGTACAGACAATCATCCACGGCGTAATGCTCTCGGCCCTGCGCGAACTCCAGGAGCGCCGCAAGGCCGAGAGTGACAGCGAGCCGGTGGCGGAAAAAGTGGCGTGCTGGTCTTGCAAAAATGAGGTTGAGATTTCTGCTATTGGTGATTGTGATGGGTACTGCCCGAACTGCAACTCACCAATTGATCTCGATGACGAACCATACACAGCACCGCAGCCAGCGCTGGACCGTGACAAAGTACGCCGCGAGCACGCCGAATGGTCACAGGCTACGTTCGGCGATGTCGGTCCGGTTGGCCCGCTGAAGCACCTCAGTAAAGAAGCGCTGGAGGCTGCTACTGAACCCGACGACCTGAGCGAGTGGGCTGATATGCAGTTTCTGCTGTGGGATGCTCAGCGCCGTGCTGGTATCACTGACGAGCAGATTACCCAGGCGATGATCGAAAAGCTGGCGGTGAATAAACAGCGCGAGTGGCCGGCGCCAAAAGACGGTGAGCCGCGGTTGCACATCAAAGAGCAGCCAGCGCCGGTAGCCTATGGCGACTTTGAGGAATTCTGGTCAGCGTATACCCATCCTCTGGCGCAGGATGACGAACTGAAAGACTTCGCGTGGGACATCTGGAACGCCGCCACGCTCCAGGCTGGTACCCTCGCCAATGAAGGTACCATACAGGCTGGCAACTCTCCGGTAATTCCGGATGGTTGGAAAATGGTGCCGATTGATGCCACCCGCGCGATGATTGATGCCGCCATGCGCGCCGAGGAAGATGGCTACGATGCTATGCATAAGGCCATGCTCGCAGCAGCCCCGCAGGAGGTACCAGATGGACAAAGATAGCGACAACGTCATCACTCTGGTTCAGCCAAAGCGTGATGAAGAGAGGTTGCTGAACATCACCGTAACTGACAGGAAGGGCTATAGGGAACAGCACTGCAAGCATAAAGCCGTTGAAGTCGATGAGAAGGGGCGGGTCATTCTGTGCCTGCAATGTGGCTGCGCTGTAGACCCTTTCCTGTACGTTCTTCAGTGCGCGACTGATGGCGAGGCTGTGGTGAGAGAGATTCAGCAGCTTCATAACCGCCGGGACGAACTACGCGAGGCCGTAGCCAACCTCGAACGCGAAGAGAAAAACGCAAAGGCCCGGCTACGCTCTGCCAGAACGTCGATCCTCTTCGCGGAAAACGACCTGAAAAATACCGAGCAGGGGATAAAGCAATGAGTAAATCCCCCGCAGAACGCAAAGCCATAAAACGCAAACACGCTATTTGTAATCAACAAATCTAAGGTTTGTTATTTATGCGAATGATAACGCGAAAGAAGCCGGCCTTTACTGAGCTATATCAGACCGGCGTCCTGACACGAGTCGCCGCGGTAAAAAGGCCTGACGGCGGTGGCTGGCGATTGTTTGGCCTGTGGCGCGATAAGGAGATCGCGGTTTTTGTTGAGGCTGCTCGCGGTGGTATCCGCGAGTGGTCAGGGCTGGACTATCTCGCCAGTTTCTGCGCAAGTTGCGGGATTAGCCTTTGGGAGATTCACAACAAGGTCGATGCTAAGACGCCGCAATAAAAAGCACCCTGGGCTACTGACAATTAGTAGCCTTAAATCATTGCAAAACCCGTTCATTTGACCATAATGATACTGTAATTATATACAGTAATAACCCTCTGGAGCTACAGGATCCTGACGGGTGCGGCTTTGAAGGGGCTTGAATGGAGATTCCAGACGATTTGTTTCCGGGACTGAATGATCACGTTGGACCGGTTCTGATTTACTTCGATAAAGGAACCGCAAAGAGGGGTTTTCCACTTCGAAAGGATGAGTTTGTGACCTCCCTTAAATCCCTTGATGAAGCTTGTAAGAAAGCTGGATTGCCCCCTGTAATTCAAGAATAAAATTAGCTATATTAATTACGGGTCTGAACAACCCTGCTTACCAGTTGCTGTGCCACGGAGAAAAACCGATGGCGCAGAAGAAACACACTCAAAAGCCCTACCTCCTGACACCGGCCAATCCCAACGCTGGTGTTTCTGTACGTCTGTCGCACCAGGGCGGTGCGATATGAGAGATCCCCGTCGCAGATGCAAAGCACCCGGTTGCGGTGCGTGGTTTAACCTTACCTTCTCAAACGTTTACTGGTGCTGTGAAGAGCATAAAGGCCAGTACCTAGCGCTTCAGCGCGAAAAGCAAAAAGCAAAAGCGCAAGACCGGTTAAAAAATAAACCCGTTCACCATATCCGTCCTGAGCCAAAGACGGCGCAAAAGCCCCTCAGTCACTGGCTGGAAGTCACAGAGCGGGTTGTGAATACCCTTTGCCGTGAAATGGCCCTTGCCAATGGAGAGGGCTGTATTTCATGTGGAACTCACCAGGCCGCTATATGGCATGCTGGACATTATCGAACCGTTGCCAAAGCCTCTCACCTGCGGTTTACCCGCATCAATATCAATCTTCAGTGCGATGACTGCAACGTAGGCAAGTCAGGGAACATCAAAGCCTACCGCGTCGGGCTGGTGGGAAAATACGGTGAAGCTACTGTACAGGAGCTTGATAACGACAACCGGATTCACCGCTGGACTATTGAAGAACTGGAAGCCATCCGAACCGAAGCATACGCCGACTTACGCGCACTTAAAAAATCACAGGAGGCGGCATGACTAATTCTTACTGCGAATCCCTGGCAGATCAACGCGTAGCACCATCCCATTATTTAAAAGAGGTTGGTGACCAATGGCGCACCCCGGATCCGCTGTTCTGGGGAATCAATGCGATGTTTGGCCCGTTAGTTCTGGACCTGTTCGCTGACGATAGCAACGCAAAATGCCCAGCCTGGTATACCGCTGAAGACAATGCGCTGGTGCAAGACTGGTCTGGCCGTCTGACTGAACTCGGAGGGGCAGCATTCGGTAATCCTCCATATAGCCGCTCTCAGTACCACGAAAAGCAAGCCATCACTGGCATGACACACATCATGAATTACGCAGTCGCTCAACGTGAGAAGGGCGGTCGCTACGTCTTCCTGGTTAAATCCGCAACGAGTGAAACGTGGTGGCCGGAAGGTGCGGACCATGTCTGCTTTATTCGTGGGCGAATTGGTTTCGATTTGCCTCTCTGGTTTACCCCTGCCGACGACAAACAAAAGCCAACCAGCGCATTTTTCGCTGGTGCCATTGTTGTGTTCGATAAGTCATGGCGCGGAGAGCATTTTAGTTACATCAATCGAACTGAACTCGAATCAAAGGGCCGCGCCTTTATGGCACTGGCGCAGTTTGCCATTAGTAAAAAGGTGACCATATGAACCGTGACGCAATAGAGCGCATCAGGGAGCGCTGGCAAAAGCTCCGCCTCTGCCGGCACCGGGGAACGGTGATGACCGACTATCGCATCCTCAGAAATTACGTTCGTATTTATCAGTCCCTGGGAGAGACAGCATGAATCTTGAATCATTGCCTAAGTTCTATTCGCCAAAATCACCGAAGCTTAATGATGAAACTCCGGCAACCAGTAGTGATGCGTTAACAATAACGGATGTGATGGCCGCACAGGGAATGGTTCAGTCAAAGGCCCCCTTGGGATTCTCTTTGTTTCTGGCAAAGGTAGGCATTTCTGATCCACAAATTGCGATAGATGGGTTAATGGCATACGCAGTAACGCTTCGTAACCCGGTATTGATGAAGCTTAGCGATAAAGCTCGCACTGAAATTTTGCTTGTGCTGGTGCAGTTTGCTTATGCGGACTATTCCAGATCCGCAGCCAGTAAAGCATCATGCCCGCACTGCAAGGGGAGCGGGTTTGTATATCGTGATATCAGTACGAGAAAGGTCCAGTATCCAGATGGAAAGCCTCCCAAATGGGCCGCCGCAACGAAAGGTGTTTATCCGTCCTACTGGGAGGAATGGGTGGACGTGAAAGGCCTGGAAAAAGTGATATGCGATCACTGTGACGGGAAGGGTGAAATAAGCACAGCCTGCCGTGGATGCAAAGGTAAGGGGACTGTGTTTGATGAAAAGAGAAGTAAATTGCTCGGAGTGCCGGTAACGAAGATATGCGGGCGCTGCAATGGCAATCGTTATAGCAGGATCCCGACCAGTCTTGCTCGTTTCGTTGTGGAAAAAATTGTGCCTGACCTTACGAAATATCAGTGGTACAGCGGGTATGCAGAAGTCATTGATAAGCTGGTGACGAAATGCTGGCAGGAAGAGGCTTATGCTGAAGCGCAATTGAGGAAGGTCACATGTTAGCGTCATTTTTATGTATTTTAACGACACGATGCTTGCAATCTTCAAAAAAAGTGGTTAGGATTTTACCAACGATGGGATTTTCTGCCTATTCGTAAGCGAAGAAATTCAAAGCCTCGGTAATAACCGGGGCTTTTTCGTATCTGCAATCCGGTCAGAGCTCTTGAGCGAATACGTGCCGCACTACACGTTGAAGCTCATACGCGAGAGTCCTTAACCAGATTGCTGCCCCATACTCCTGTGAAGATTCTGCCGGTGTAATTCCGGCGGCGTCAGCTCCACGAAACGGAGCACACAACAGGTAAATCAATTTGCCAGCTTTGAATTGTACGATTCATGGCAACAAGCGGGTTGGTTTATCGTTGTGGTGAAGCTCAATGGCGAGCTAGCAGATAAGCGACCGTGAAAATACTAGTCATGTAGCGGAACGCTGCGCGTACTGCAATTGGCAGCGCACCAATGGAAGCTGGTTCGATTCCAGCCACCACATCAAATCCCTCTACCGTGGGACCATTACGGCTACAGCCGTCATTTTTACCCCTGGTATTCCTTCCCGCCTTGAGCGGGTTTTTTATTTTCAGGCTCACGGGAATCATCATCGACGTGCGTTGTTGTTAATCCAGCCCGTGAAGCCTGACCCCTTTCAAACACACAGCGCCATCCGTCAACAACGGAGGTGGAGCATGCACAGAATGGACAAACTCACTACAGGCATTGCCTACGGCTCGTCCGCAGGTAGCGCGGGGTTCTGGATGCTACAACTGCTCGACAAAGTATCCCCATCCCAGTGGGCTGCCATTGGCGTTCTTGGGAGTCTGGTATTCGGTTTTCTTACCTACCTGACAAATTTGTATTTCAAAATCAAAGAAGACCGGCGTAAAGCTGCAAGGGGTGAATAATGTCTCCAGCACTTCGAAAAAGTGTCATTGCAGCTGTTGGCGGTGGCGCTATTGCTATCGCTTCTGCGCTTATCACAGGCTCGACCGGCAATGATGGTCTTGAGGGTGTACGGTATAAGCCGTACCAGGATGTAGTCGGCGTCTGGACGGTCTGCTATGGCCACACTGGCAAAGACATCATGTTGGGGAAAACCTACTCCGAAACAGAGTGCCGCATTCTGCTCAGGAAAGACCTGAACACCGTCGCCCGCCAGATTAACCCGTATATCAAACAGCCAATCCCCGAAACGATGCGTGGGGCGCTGTACTCGTTCGCGTATAACGTTGGCGCTGGCAATTTCCAGGTCTCAACGCTGCTGCGCAAAATCAATCAGGGCGACCAGAAAGGCGCGTGTGACCAATTGCGACGCTGGACCTATGCCGGTGGCAAAGAGTGGAAGGGCCTGGTAACGCGCCGAGAGATTGAGCGCGAAGTGTGTCTATGGGATGAAAAACCACAGAAAGTAGATGATGGCTTCGGGCCATTAAATCCCGGCATTCCGCCATCTGCTCCGGGAGTATTCTGATGAGCCGCTTAACCGCAATTATCAGTGCAGTGGTTATCTGCTTGATTGTTTGTCTCGGGTGGCTGGCAATGCATTACCACAATGCCGCCAGTCAGCAGGAAACCCGAGCCGAAACAGCAGAGTTGCAGGTAAACACCGCTCAGGCCATTACCTCAAACGTCCTGACCACTATGTCAATTTTCAATTCCATCGCAGAGGCCAATCAGCATGCAAAAGAGCAGATCGCACTGGGCGCATCGGGAGCCTCGGCAGACATCAAAGTGGCTATTGCGAGTGATGATTGCACTAATCGCCATGTGCCTGCTGGCGCAGTTAAGCGGTTGCAACAATACGCGAACGGTTTACGTCAAAGTGCCGGTGGTGCTGTTACCGGCCAGCCTGACAGCTGATACACCGCAGCCAGAAATACCTGACAATCTGACGTGGGGTCAGAGTCTGGATCTGAACGTCAGCCTGCTGTCGGCGCTGGGGCAGTGCAACAGGGATAAGGCTGATATCAGGCAAGCAGAGAAACAACGAGCCTCGCAATAGCGGGGCTTTTTAATGCGTATCGTACACGCAAACCATCGAGAGTCTTTCAGTCGTGAGCCTGAGGAACGCCGTTAAAGGTGGCGACCTCTCTCGGGCGGCGCTCCTGTACGACAGGCTCACATCTAAAAGGAAAACAGCATGAAAGTTATCAAATATTGGAAAGTTCAGCTTCTGCAGCTTTCTCAGGCTTTCGGGATTAGCGAAGACCGCAAGCCAATCGAAACTCTGTTATTTGAAGGTTACTCAAATGGTAAACCCTACATCAAGCTGGGCTCAGGAGTAAATATTGAGTTATGTATAGCACCCGACTCGCTGGAAACCCGCATCTTCCGTGACCACCTCATTGACGGCGTGCGCTGTATTCCGGTGTGTGAGGGTGATGATGAAACTGACGGAACGCCGGGTGAGGATACTAAGTCGCCATCACGAAAGTCCATGATTGAGTATATCAAGCAGGCTATTGGGGAAGGTTACCAACCTTGTGTCCCTGAGCTCATTGCAAATCCAGGGTTACTAACCTTCTTTCATGAAGAGGCAATTGATTACGAATATCGCCTCTGCGGGAGTTGGTATAACGAGGGGCATGGTTTTCAAGAGACTTTTAGCGCCCCTGAGAAAATTCACGATCACGCCTGCATAAACTGCTTTACCGATAAAGGTCCGTGCCTCGGTGACTGCCACGTGACCGACGTTAATAAGGCTCGCAGTTCCTCCTTCGAAGGCGTAGTGAAGCCGGTAATCAAATGGCTTAACGAAAACGCCAACCCTCATACATCAGTGAACATCGATGCAACCAGTGCTCAGTTGCTTACTGGTGAGATCGGTATTCACACGGAAGAGTTCATTAAGGACTGATTGGGCATTACAGAGCCACTTCACGAGGTGGCTCGATAATGTCAAGGCGAGGATCTACATATGGCAAAGCTGGACTGGGGCGAGCTTCAGCTACAGTTCCTGTCCGACCATGCCAAAACCGGCATTTCTCCCGAGGTCTGGTGTGAATCGCGGGGGCTGAAATACTCAAGCGCAAAGCGGTATATCAGAATTGCGAAACGTAGTGCGAATTCGCAAAAAAAAACTGCGAATAAAACTGCGAATTCGCAGAAGGGAAAACCGCAAAGCAAGGAAAAATCACCACCACCTGCAAGGGCGCTAATTACCGAAAATATCACACCTGAAATTGTTTCGTTAGATATTGATTTTTTTGGGATATCTGACCAGCAAGCCAAATTCGCACAATTCATTGTCGATGGTAAATCAAGGGTGGATTCCTATAGGGAAGCCGGATACTCGGGAGAGGGGGCAACGGCATATTCGAACGCATCGCGGATGCTTAGAAATGCCAGGGTTTCTCGCTATGTGCATCACCTCCGCAACGAACGCCAGAAACGTTATGCGGCAGAGCTTGATGATGTTATCGGGCAGTTGACTGCGATCATCAACGCAGACCCAAACGAGATAGCGCAATACCGCCGTGTTAACTGTCGTTACTGCTGGGGTCATCAGCATAAATACCAGTGGCGTGATATTGCCGAACAATTGGCTGCCGAGAGAAAGGCAGAGAAAGATGGCGTAGCACCTCCTGATACCTCAGGGGGAATTGGGTTTATCGATAACTCAGACCCTAACCCCGAATGCCCACGTTGTAACGGTGAAGGCAATGGGGAACCTTTTTTTGCTGATACGCGAGATCTGGAAGGCGATGCCCGCTATCTGCTGCAAGGCGTAAAGTTGGGCAAGTTTGGGATAGAAATTCTTACCTCGGATAAGGATAGCGCCCGTAAAGAACTGGCTCGCCTTATTCTCTTGCGCGCAACTAACGACCGTCAGGCGCAGCTTGATATTGAGCGCCTGGAACTGCAGAACGAGAAACTTCGTCACGAGATTGAATTGATGAAGGATGGAGACAAAGACAACGCGATCGTTGTGCATAACGCATTGCCAATACCTGGGCGATAATCATGGCCGATATTTACCTTCCTACGCTGCATGACGGTCAATTAAAGGTCTGGTCAGACTCCTGGGATTTTCCGCTGCATGCGGTTCGCTGTGGTCGCCGATGGGGTAAAACCTTCATGCTGTCGAGTGCAGCTGTTACCTATGCGACCGCTCCGTTTAAGCGCCCAGGCATGGATATTATGCTAGGCGGCCGCGTTGGCATCTTCACTGCTGAATATCGCCAGTATCAGGAGATATACGACAAGCTTGAAGAAACCCTTCTGCCGCTGAAAAAGAGCTTTAGCCGGCAGGAAAAGCGCCTGCTGCTGAAGAATGGCGGAAAAATAGACTTCTGGGTCACCAACGACAACAAGCTGGCCGGTCGTGGTCGTGAGTACGAAATCATCCTGATCGATGAGGCAGCGTTTACCAAGTCGCCTGAAATGCTGAAGGAAATCTGGCCGAAGTCGATTAAGCCCACACTGCTGACGACAAAAGGCCGTGCCTACGTATTTTCAACACCAGATGGGGTGGACGAGGAAAACTTCTTTTACGCCATCTGTCACGACAAATCATTGGGCTTTATCGAGCACCATGCCCCGACATCCTCTAACCCGTTCGTTCCGCCAGAAGAACTGGAGAAGGAGAGGCAGAACAACGATCCGCGCGTGTTCCGGCAGGAGTTCCTTGCCGAGTTCGTGGACTGGTCTGCTGCGTCGCTGTTCGACGTTCGCAAATGGTTTGATGGCGAGAATCAGGACCAGCCTGTTGAATACCCTGAAATGTGTCAGGCCGTCTTCGCTGTCATGGACACCGCCGTTAAAGGTGGTACTGAGCATGACGGCACTGCAGTAGTTTATTACGCATTAGACCAGCGCCCAGGCATGGAGCGCCTGACAATTCTCGACTGGGATGTAGTGCAGATAGACGGCGCGCTGCTGGAAACATGGATGCCGTCGGTATTCGAACGCCTCAATGATCTTTCTGGGCAGTGCGTTGCTGTAAACGGCAATATCGGCGTGTTCATCGAAGACGCCAGCATGGGCAGCATCCTCCTGCAGAAAGGCGAAAGCCTGGGATGGCCGGTCAACAAAATTGAGTCCGACCTGACCAGCAAAGGTAAAGACGAACGCGCAATTATGGCGTCCGGCTATCACTACCGCTGCCTGGCGAAGATATCCCGGTACGCCTACGAAAAGACAGCGGCCTTTAAAGGCGAAACAGCAAACCATCTGCACAAGCAGGTTTCCCGATTCCACCTTGCCGACAAGAAAGCGCATAAGCGCGCCGACGATTTACTGGATTGTTACACCTACGGGCTAATCATCGCGTTCGGTAACGGCGACGCACTCTGACGAGAAAATCAATGAATGAAGATGATATCGAAATCGGCAGCTGCTCGCCGGAGTTGATCACGCTCCTGGATAGCGACGATATCAAGCCTGGTATGTCGGCTGGATATCAGACCTGCAAAACGATTTACCTGTTTCACCCGTTAGGCGGGAAGATGGTAGACCGCCCGATCAAAATGGCAATGAACGAACCGCGATCTGTACATGTTGCTCAGTCGTACGGACTTGAGCAGCGTTTGCGCGATGCTTTTGAGCGGGAGTGGAAATCGATCGGGGCGGACCGGCATATCGCCAACGCGGCCCGTATATCGCGTATTTATGGCGTTTCTGCGATAGCTATGCTGGTGGATAACCAGGAACCAAACATATCGCTGGACTATCGCACGCTCTACAAGCACAACATCAGTTTTAATATTCTCGATCCGCTGAATACCGCGGGCAGTATCGTTCTGAACCAGGACCCTAACGCTCAAGATTTCCAGAAGGTTGACGGCATCCGGGTGGCTGGCAAGCCGTATCATAAATCGCGCTGTGTCGTCGTACAAAACGAGGACCCTATTTATCTGGCGTACAACCCTGCAGCATTCGGCTTTACGGGGCGGAGCGTTTACCAGCGTGCGCTGTTTCCGCTGAAATCATTCATTCAGACCATGCGCACTGACGACATGGTGGCAGTGAAAGGCGGCTTGCTGATCACCAGGATTAAAAACGCCGGGGCCGTGGTCAATAAGGTTATGCAGGCATTAGGCGGTATTAAGCGCATGATGCTGAAAAGGGGTAAGACAGGCGAGGTATTGCAGATAGGTCATGAAGATACGATCGAGTCTATTGACCTGAGCAATCTCGAAAAGCCTCTTGACTCTGCGCGCAATCACATTCTGGAAAACATCGCTGCGGCGGCTGACATGCCGGCGATCATCCTAAACTCTGAGACGTTCGCTCAGGGATTTGGTGAAGGGACGGAAGATGCGCGTTCTGTTGCTGTCTACATCGACAACATCCGCGAGTGGCTTGAGCCGCTGTACGATTATTTCATCCGCATTTGCCAGTATCGTGCCTGGAGTATTGAATTTTTCCAGTCCCTTCGTGCTGATTTCCCTGAGTTGAGAAATACGTACAGCCTTTATTTTGCGAAATGGATAAACAACTTCGAATATCGCTGGCCATCCTCCCTTAAGGAACCGGAAAGCGAGAAGGTGAAGGTTGATGAAATTCGCTTTAAGGCAATTGTCAGCATGCTTGAAGTACTGCTCCCGCAAGTAAATACCGATGACGAAAACAGGACTTCGCTGATTGAATGGGCTCAGGCCAATGCGAACGCCAATGAAAGCCTGTTCCCACAGCGCCTTGATCTGGACTTTGATTCGCTCAGGGATAATCGACCAGAGCAACAAAAACCTGAAGATCCGGGCGGCGGGATGATGCTATGAAAACTTTCACGCGAAGGGTACGGGAAGCGGTGAAGTTCTTTCTTCGCAACGGGTACACGTCGCGTGAGGAGCTTGAACGCTGGCAATCTATCATCAGGCAGGCCGCTGAGAGCGAAACCTCTGAAGATTACGCGGCAATGGTGACCAGAAACCTCACCCATGCGTATGACCTGCAGGTAGGGCGCGCATATGCGCTAAAGAGGCATCCTGGAATATCCCGCTTCACGCTTAACTATCTTGAGCCAAAAGTCAGGACGGAGCTTGACCGGCGAATACTGGCCAGCGTTGACCTGATAAGGCTCAATCGGCAGAAAGCCATTGATACCACGCTATCCCGCTTTAGTGGCTGGGCCAGTAGCATTCCTTCTGCTGAAAGCATTGCTCTGCGCGGTATTCAGGGAACGATGCTGGAAACAGCGACGCATATTCAGAAATCCGCCGAGCAAATGGATTTCGAAGCGCGCCGAGTGATGATTGACCAGAACCATAAGTTGATCGCCAATATCGATAATGTGATTGCAACCAGCAATAACGCGATAGCGGCGATATGGCACAGCCACTGGCGCCAGCCAAACTATGACTACCGTGAGGACCACAAGGAGCGCGATCTGCTGTATTACCTGATTCGCGGGAATTGGGCGCAGAAAAACGGTTATGTCAAAGCTGGTCCGGCTGGCTATCTCGATGAAATCACGCAGCCCGGCGAAGAGGTTTTCTGTCGCTGTTACGTGACTTACATCTACAACATCCGCAGCATTCCTGAGTACATGCTGACCCAGAAGGGTCGCAAGTTTCTGGAGTCTATGAAAGCAGCATAGGAGCATTAAAACGTGGCTATTTTTGGCAGCGGGATAATGTTTCGTCAGGGGAATTTCGTCTTCCTGATCCAGCGCTCAGATGATGGCACATGGTGCCAGCCTGGCGGAACGATAGAGGCAGGAGAGTTAGCCATAGACGCCGCACGGCGCGAGGTGCTGGAGGAAACAGGCTATCAGTACGATGGCCCGTTGACGCCGCACAGCGTATATGGTGACTACCTGACATACCGAGCAGACGTGCCGGAGCAGTTCGAAGCTAAGCTAAACGACGAATCGCTGGCAGCCGGATGGTTTCATATTGACGATCTGCCAAAGCCGCTTCACCAGCCTTTCGCTGAAATGCTGGCGCAGCAGGCGCTCAACGAAACCGACGTGGCCACGCTCATCGCTGACGGAACGCTCAGCAGCCCGCAGTACTTTATCAACATGTGGCTGTTCGCCATCCGGGTGACGGGTACAGGGGTCACCTGGCGATCTGCAGATCAGGAGATGACGTTCCGTAACCCGGACGACTATCTCACCCCAGAATTTCTCCAGAGGGTAGCCGGAGTACCACTTATCTGGCTTCACCCTGAAAAAAGAACACTTGATAGTGACGAGTTCTCAAAGCGCGTTATTGGCACCCTGACAAATGCCTGGGTTGCCGATAAGGGCGAAGTGTGGGCCGTTGCGCGTGTGTACGACGCCGAAGCTGCTGAAATTATGGCAACAAGGCAATTAAGCACCTCGCCAACTGTGAGGTTCTCAGAGGTTGCTAAATCAATCATTGTCGACGGTCAGCCTCTACTGGTGGAGCCATCCCCCGAGCTGCTCGACCACGTTGCAATTTGTGAACAGGGTGTATGGGACAAGCTCCTTAACCCCACCGGTGTTAAATCTGATTCCATTCCCAAAGAGGCTGAAAAGATGGACGAGGAAAAATTTGTAGAGCTATTCAATAAGTGCATGGATGCTCGCATGGCTAAAGCAGACTCCGAGGCCAAAGAAGCCAAAGAGAAAGCGGATGCCGAAGAGGCCGCCAAGAAAGAAAAGGCGGATGCAGAAGAAAAAGAGGCTGAAGAGGCTAAGGCCGCTAAGGAAAAGGCAGATGCCGAAGCTAAAGACAAGGCCGATGAAAGCGAGCTGAAAAAGCGGGAGAACGAAGCCAAGGGCGAAGATGACAAACTGGAACGTGAGCGGAAAGAGCGCGAGCGTGAAAAAGCTGACTCTCAGTTACGCCAGGAAATCGCCGAACTGCGCTCTCGAATCCCCACCGAGTTGAGCGATGAGGAGCGTAACGAAGTTGCTGATGCACAGGTTAAGGCCGATAGCGTCTTCTCCAGCTTCGGCAAGCGAGCGCCAGTCCCTCTGTCTGGAGAAAAGCCGATGGCTTACCGGCGCCGGCTGATGATTCAACTGCAGGAGCATTCGCCGGACTACAAAGCCGTCGATCTCTCTTCTATCGCCGATTCTCAACTGCTGAGCACTGCCGAAAAGCATATCTATGCCGACGCGCAGAAGGCAGCCAGCCTGTCAGTAGGTCCGGGTATGTTGCGCGAGATTAAGCGCGCCGATGCAACCGGTCGACAAATCAGCACCTTTGAAGGCGATCCTGCCGCTACCTGGGCGCCGTTCCAGTCTGGCAAGCGCCAGGTCACCAGTTTTAACAACCAGGCTTAACGGGAGTTCTCAAGCATGGCTAACTTATCTCTTAACCCGATGGCAACCACGAACGCGCTGGGTTCCTTCGGTGTGCAGTCAGATGGCCTAATTCAGGGCGTTGCTCTGGATGACCCGGCTAACCGTTTTAACCTGGCCTCCGGCACTGTCGCTCCAACCGAAACCAAACCGATGTGGGGTGGTATTCCTGTCGCTGAGCTGCTTCCGGGTATCAAATCCAGTCCGCGCGGTTCGTCCATTCGCAGGGCCGTGTCGCTTGCTGAAATGGAAGGGTTCACTGTCTTCAACCAGGCTCACAATGGGCTGACCACTCCGCAGTCACCAGTACCTCTGTATGCGGCTGGAATGAGCGTTTCTTTCTATCGCTTCGGTTCAAACATGCGCGTTCCGTTGAAAGCGTCTGCACAGGTTGTAGCGCTGGGAACTACTGGCGCATCAGTTAAAACTCCCCTGGCGTGGGACTTCGTTAATAACCAGTTGACGACTGCCGCCGCCGCCGCATATTCCGGTGCCGAGCTGACGACCATTGAGTTGACGTTTAATAACGGTGTAGCAACGGCCGGCTTTGCATCCGCGCACGGAATCACTGCCGGAAAATACATCACCATCAGCGGCGCAGTGCCGACGGCATTCAATGGCACATACTACGTAGCCTCCGTCCCGACCGCACTTTCTCTGACTTTTATTCCGGCTGTAGCGCCAACAGGTGATGCTTCCACTCAGGGTACTGTCAGTGCGCCTAATTCGTCGGCGGTAGCTTCCTACACCTTGCCGGTGAAGGTTATATCCATTGAGTCCGGGAACTCCAAAACTGTCAACTACGACAGCGATACGGGATTCCTTACCTGGAACAACACCGACAGCTGCGCGCTGGTCTTACTTTAATCGGGAGCTGAATTAAATGGCTGCAATTACCCCCAGCTACACCATCGTCAATCCGTCGTATATTGCGCCGGAGATGATCATTGGTTACCAGCAGGCGTCCGGTGCGTTTGAAACCATCGCCAGCGGTAACCCGCAGGTTCGCCTCGGCGTAGGCGATCAGTACGTCTATATGCGCCGCCTGGATATCCGCACCCAGACTACATCTAGTCAGTCTGGTAACGGCAACCAGCTACCGAGCGTTGCACTCGACGCGCGCATGATTTCCACTCCAACCTACCTGTTCCGTTGCCGCGGCATTTATGACCATCACGATATGGCTGCCGCCGGTAACTGGAACTTCGCGCTCCCAGAAGCTCAACGCCTGGGCATGCGACAGGGTATCTTCCAGCAACTTCGCGGAGCACTGCTGTACGGGATGAATCCTGCTGGTGGTGAAGGACTCCTCAACACCGCGGGTGCGACTACTGAAACCCTGCCGGCTGACAGTACAGGCAATACCACTGTTTTGACCTATGACCACGGTCAGATGGCAGTTTACCTGCTTGGGCATGTGCAGGCCGCCATGACCCGAACTATGCAGCTCGGTCGTCAGCAGCGCGTTGTTATCCTCGGTCCGCAGCGTGTTCTGGGTTCGATGGAGATTCAGCAGATCGTTCAGTTGACATCTTATCAGCGTCCTGGCGGTGGTACTGATACCGTCGGCGGAACGGTGAAGACCGTTTTGGGTGGCGCAAATATTCAAGTTGACTGGGTGTATGACGATACGCTTATCGGGGCTGGCGCTGGTGGTACGGACGCGGTGGTTATCACCATTCCTGAAGTTGAAGTGCCAATGGTCAACTCGACTGTGAACACCAACGAATTTGCCAAACTGACCCCGTCTCTTTCGGCGAATGCCCTGATGTTCACCGATATGGCGGCACCGATGGAAATCCCGACACCAATTCCCGGAGGCGCTATCGACGTATTGTCTGAAATGCGCTCTACGTCTGGCTGGGCTATCCGTCCGGAAGCTATCACCATTCTGTCGATGGCATATAGCTCCTGATTCAAATTTTTTCAGCGTTAAAGCCTCTGCAGGGGAAACCATGCAGAGGCTTTTTATGAGGGTAATCAATGCAACTCTATATCGCCAATACCACCAAACAGCGCCATATTTTCACTTTCCGCATGATGGAAACCGGGCGCCTGCGTCAAATCCCTATCGACCACGGATCGCAAATGGTAGTGCTGGAAGGATCAACAGAAGAGGTCGAGGCGGTCATTCAACACCATCAGGTTTACGGTCTGATCGATTCAACAAAAATCGACCAGAGCCAGGCGTTTGTCGGCCTGTGCTACAGCATTAATAAGCCTGTCTCTGCCAGCGTTATCGAGAAAACCATTCGCGATAACGACAACCATCTTACCCGTGGTGCGCATGGACGCCGGCAGGCATCTATCGCTGCGCTGGACAGCAAGCTTCGCGAAAGCGGGATCGGCTATGGCGGAGATATGGAATTTAACGCAGAGCAGACCAAGGGTCGTGACGAGCAGGACGACGAGCCGACCATCAGCGAAACTATCGCCACGCCGAAAGCTGGGAGCAAGAGAAAATGAGTACAAACCTGGCCGCATTTATCATATTCATTCGTACCGAAGTGGGTGTGACTGCCGACCAGGTTCCCTATGACTCGCCGTCATTCTCTCTTGCATATAACGCCGCAGTTGAATGGGTAAACCCTGACATCGCGAGTGTTATGCCTAATATGTACAGCGTCGCCGTTTACAACCTGGGTGCGTCATTCCTCATCAATTACGGCACGGAGTCTGTTTTTTCTCAGTTCCGCAAGGATCATGGGCTGAACGATTTCAAGGCGGGAGTCATCACGGGCGCCGGGGATAACTCGACCAGCGCTCAGCGATTGGTCCCTGACTTTTTCAAAGACCTTTCACTGGCTGATTTGCAAATGCTTCAGGACCCCTGGGGGCGTCGCTACCTGATGATCGCGCAGCAGTTCGGGAGCCTTTGGGGGTTGTCATGATCACTCTTCATCTGGGTGTTATCGATATTCCATACGAGGACGAGAACACCACCACCGGAGATGTGGCGGAGCGCCTTGAGAGGAAATATCACATTATGCAGACGTTTTTTGACCGCTACGGAAACGATATTGCCGACCTGATGAGTAAAGATCTCGCCAACAGCCTCGAAAACATGTTCGCGGGTGCGCCGCCAACGAAAGACCCCCTCGCTGAGTCAATGTCAAGAGTTCACGATCTATTCGTTGGGTTTCTTGATAATTCAGAAATGAATGGATTACCTGGCGTCCCAACTCGCCGGGCGCTCGAGGGTATATCAAAACGCTTCAAGAACAAAAAAGGGCCGCCTCGCCCTTCGTTCATTGATACAGGAACCTATCAGGCAGCAATGCGAGCCTGGGTAAGCGGGGTGCTGAATGCCTTCCCTGAGTGAGTTACAGAATGCCAAAACGGAACTGAACGCCACCCTGACGCAAGGTCTTGATGATCTGAGCCGGTTCCAGATAGTGACTTTCACGAAGTACATCAGAAAGGTGCTTCCGCTAGATGGCTTCGTTTTCTGGGTTAAAGCCTCGGTTCTGTCGGACGATCCGAACAACGAGCCTGATACGGTGGATGTTAAGGGATATCTGCACCTGACGACAGAAACAATCCAGGACGACGAGCAGTTGTACGACCGCAATGTGGTGACGTTCACTGCGCAGGCGGACATCGACCCGTTCAACGATATCGGGTCAGAGGTGCTCTACATCGGCGAGTTTTTTGGCGTTCAGTTCTCGTTCTCCCGGCGTACCGGGCTGAATGAGCCAGCAAACCTGTACCACTACACCGGAGAGGCCATTTTCCCGCACATGCGGTCGCAGATCATCAACTCTGCTGACGATATAGACCTGTCTGATGTGGTGGTGTCTAGTTCTCTGCCGATCTGGCTGGCCCTGAATCAGTACATGCCGATGTTTCCGGCGATGCTCTCAACGCAAAACCTTTCGCCGCCCTATGCGACGGTGAAATGCAGCAACACGTCTCCGATCGCCGGCGCATTCTATCTGGACGAAAAGCAAAATCAGTATCAGCTGGTATCGGAAGATGTGACGCTATCGGTCACCGGCCTGCGTAACGCCAGCATTGAAGACTTTGTGCGGTATGTGCAGGACCACACGACCGGCGATGCCCCGGAGATGGGGATCATGAACATCCCAGTTGTGCAGGATGAGCGCGTCACGCAGAACGAGCTGAACATCATCGCCATGCGCAAAACCATCAAATTCAAAATTAACTACTACCAGCAACGGATGCGTGACCTGTCGCGCCGGCTGATCACATCTGCAATTCCGAACATTTACCCGGAGAAATAAGTAAATGGCAATTGTTAATATTAACGTGTCGGTGACGAATCCGCCGAAGCCCTCGCAGTTGTTAAAGTCCGGGGCGATGATTTCCATGGGTGGCACCACGCTGAATGCAGGTGAATATCAGCTGCTGACCAATGAAAGCGACCTTGCCAGCATTCTGGCTCCGGCAAAATCAATTTCGTCTCTTGCCTGGGCGACCGGTGTGGTGACGGTAACGCTTTCTGCCGCGCATGGCTGGGCGAACGAATCGCAGGTTCCCGTGCTTATCTCCGGATCAGCACCAGCAGGCTACAATGGCGCCTATACAGCGACAGTGACGGGGGCTAATACCTTCACCTATCCGCTGACGACCAATCCCGGAACCGCGACAACCATGGGCTCTGTGAAAACAGTCGTGGCGAACGAAATTTCTCAAATGAACACCTCGTTCTGGTCGCAGGGGAAAACCCGATCGGTGTATGTGCTTGAGCTGGGCGATGTTTCCATTGCTGACGCCGTGACTGCTCTGACCGCCTTCATTGCCGGGGATGTGTCTCTTGGCAATACCTATCAGAAATTCTTCTCCTATCTTGTCCCTCGGGAGTGGGAGTCGAACGCCAGCTTTAAAACTCTGACCGGACTTTATACCTCCCCGGGCAGTCTGGTTTATTTCTTCGTTACCACGACGATCGCCACCTATCAGGCATGGGTGGCAACGAAAAATAAAACAGTGTTCGCTGGCGTAGAGTCACCAGATATCCCGGCCAGCGAGTTTTCCATGGCCGGTCCGTTTCAGTCGTCTCTGGCTAACGACCCGGGCTCCAGCAATATGGTGCCGCCGATGGCGTACCGCTTCATGTACGGCCTGACTGAATATCCTCTTGAAGGCAACAGCGCGCTGCTGAAATCGTTGCAGGACAGCAACATCAACTATATCGGTACTGGCGCGGAAGGCGGCCTGAGCAACAAGGTTCTTTTCTCCGGACGCATGCTGGACGGGAACCCGTTCAACTACTGGTATTCAGTGGCATGGACCGCGATTAACCTTGAGCTCGATCTGGCGAACGAGATTATCAACGGCTCTAACACGACGGTTAACCCGCTCTACTATGAGCAGAAGGGTATCGACCGCCTACAGCGCCGTGCGCTTAAAACGATGCGCAACGGCATCAGTTACGGCCTGATCCTCGGTCGTGTCATTGACACGCAGTTGATTCAGCAGGATTTCAACACCGAGTACGATAAAGGCACTTACGCCGGGAACGCCGTAATCAACGCCGTTCCGTTCAGCAACTATACCAGCCTGAACCCGTCAGATTATCAGGAAGGGAAGTACAACGGACTTAGCGCCGTCATGACTCCTCGCCGAGGCTTTGAATCCATCACGTTCAATGTGAACGTAACGAACTTTGTAGGGGCGTAAAAAATGGGCAACCCATTAGTACCGCAGGGCTTTCTTAACCGCGTTCGCGGGGCTATTTCTGTCACGGATACCCCCGCGCTTAACGTCTCTGCCTCATACCTGGCAAAAGACGCCATCAGCCTGCGTCCGGACGGTCCGGCGACCGATATTATTCCGACGCTGACCGGCACTGTCGGCAGCCAGGCGCCGTATCAGCAGGTTACGCTGACCGTGCATCTTCTCAAAACCCAGGGGCTGGGTGAAAGCTATCGCCAGCGCTTCCTGACCGATACCGCGCTGGGTGAAGTCGTGGTGACGCCGGATGCAAACACCTTCGGCAACCTGACGCTGCTTAACTGCTATCTGGTCAACTTCAACGAACTTACCTTCAGCGGTATGGACCCGGCGTTTGTGGTGACCATCAGCGGCTACATGAACACCAACGACAGCATGTGGGTGTAATGCATGAAAATCGATAAAAAATTGAACCTCGTTAGCAACATCACCCGCGGTGATGGTTCTATCGTCTATCTGCATGTCACGCCGTTCCCGTATGAAGTGGTAGAAGAATACTGTGTATTGCTGGGTAACCTGTTTACCAACTTCATTGCACAGGTTGGCCCTCTCGGCTCTGCGCGCGTAGCCGCCATGATGCTGAGAAAAAGGCTCAGGCAGGATCTGGAAGCGAGAAAACAGGACAATCAGAGCCTGGCCGAACCTCCACAAACCTTAACCATCGTCGACGAGATTCAGCGCCTGACCGTGGTTGTCTATAGCGACGATGGCCAATGGAAGACCGCGCCGCTTGAGGTGGCATTCAAACAGGGGGTTATTGACCCTGACGAATACCGCGAGGTTGAGGGGGAGGTGGTTTTTTTTATGGTTTCCTCTGCCATTCAGAAAGCGAACCTGATCGCTCCAACCGTGGGAACGGTGATCAAAATGTACGATGGGCAACTCACCTCATCGAGCGTTACGGCGTTTCGCGATTCGTTGCTGACGTCGAAGCCGGATACCGATACCCAGACCCAGAATGCCCAGCCGGAAACGTCATATATACCCTCTTAGACTGGGCGTCGAATGAGGGATTCTGGCGAGTTATCCGGGAAATAACTGGCGAGGAGTACGCCAGCCCGGCTCAGTATCGCCAGCGTTTCATTCTGTCAGCACTCAAAGAAAGAGGTTTTTTCAATGGTAGCTAAGTCGATCGTCGACATTGACGTAAATGACGACAAGTTTGTCGCGTTTATGGAGCGGTTTCGCGAATACCAGAGCGCGCTGGAGGATTTACCTGAAGCCTGGCGCGTGGCCGCTGTCGGCATTGGCGAGGGCAGCAAAGAGACCGAGAAGGCCAAAGGTGAGGCGAAGGAATTAGGCGCGGAGTTTAATGCCGTTGCCGAAGCCATCCTGACCATTAACAGCGGTCTCGACCGGCTGAATAACAACCTCGACGATTCGAAGAAAAAGCAGGATGAGTTCAATAAAAGCGCCCGCTCTGGAAAGGGATTCATCAGCGACGCCACGAAGGATGCCAAATCGCTGGCCGCTCACATTAAAGATGCGACAGTCAGCCTTCTTTCGTGGGGTAGCATCGTCGGGGTCTTTTCGGGCGTTCTCGGCGTCGGCGGCCTGTTCGGGCTGAACCGGCTGGCGGCCACGACCGGCGCACAGCGGTTTACCTCTCTTGGCCTTGGGACCAGTATCGGCGCGCTGGACTCCACGGCCATTAACTACCAGAAAGCGCTGGGCAACCCGACCGGGACACTCGGCGCTATTCGCGACTCGCAAATGGACTTGTCGAAGCGCTGGACGTTTCAGGCGATGGGGATTAACAACCCCGATCAGGACCCGGCAAAGCTTCTTCCGCAGATGATCCGCAGCGCGCGTGATATCTTCGTGCAGAATGGCAGTACGCTGCAGGGAGCGCAGGCGCACGGCCTGACCAACTTCTTTACCCTGGACGACCTGAACCGCTTCAAAAACATGAGCGATGAAGAAATCACCGCCATGGAGAAGCGTGCGCAGCAAGACTCCCGCATGCTGCAAATCACTGACCAGCAGGCGCGCCAGTGGCAGGACTTCAACGTCCAGCTCGACTACAGCAGCCAGAGTATACGAAACACGTTTGTGCGCGGGCTGGGGCCGCTTACACCGCAACTGAGTAAGCTGTCTGACGCGCTGTCGGGTGCGATCGATACTGTCCTGAAATCACCTGAGCTGGGTAAATGGATTGATGGACTGGCATCTGGAATACAGCGATTTGGTAATTATCTTTCCTCCCCTGAATTTACGACTGATGTAAATAATTTCATGTCGAAAATAGAGAGGATGGGAAATCTCATTGGCAGGGTGATTGACTGGATTACCGGGAAAACCAGTATTACCACATCTGATGTTTCGTCCGGTTCGACCATTCTTAACCCAGAGCAGAGAGTCGACCCACAAACCGGTAAATCCTATACGCCTGGGAGCAACGATGACCCTCATGTCTGGGGGTGGCTTAAAGGCGTAAGGCGATTTTTTGATGACGGCACTGTAAAGGCTGTTGATCCGACACCCTCCAATACCGCTGATAAAAATCGAACCATTGCCGATCGATTCAATAACCCTGGTAATTTGCGGTGGGCAGAAGGATATAGCAGCGAGAATACGCGAAACGGAAAGTTCGCTGTATTCCCAACACTGGATGAAGGTGTCCTTGCGGCCACAAAACAGCTTCAAATTTATGGCACTCAGGGTATCGACACCGTCAGGGGAATAACCACCAAATGGGCTCCTCCACCAAAACAGGCCGGTGATGATAACAATGATACTGAAGCGTATATCAGGCACGTTGTTAAGGTTACGGGCTTTAATGAAAACCAGAAGCTTAACCTCAGTGATCCCCAGGTCGTTGCAAAACTCATTTCTGCTATGTCGCAAAAAGAAGGTGCTGGTAGCAGAGTTTCTGAGAGTACAGTAATTCAAATCTATAACAATACCGGCGGGAATGCAGTCGTTACCTCCGCGCAACTGGGAGGCAGGTAATGGGGTTCACACGTGAAATGTATAAGCTGGGATTCGAAATATCCCCAGTAATACTCTGCGATGGTATAGCCCAAGCAATTCCAGGAGGCATGCTCCCGATAGTCGCTTTGACGCAAAGTGCCAGCTTTGTAACGGGGTTGCTTGGTGGGGCTATAAACCTGACAGATCTGGATAAATATTTCTGTCACTGGCGCCCTGTGCAAGGGGCTACTATGGTGGATTACGATATTGCCAGGTATCCGTTCGCCAACCAGGTTGTTGCCGCTAATGCTTTGCTTGCGCAGCCCTTGCGTGTTTCTTTAGTCATGGAGGCTCCTGTTAATCAAAATACAGGGGCCATGACCAAGCTTGTGACAATGAGTGCTCTTCAATCAGTTCTACAGGCACACTCTAATTTAGGCGGCACATTTGTTGTGGCCACACCTTCGGTAATCTATAGCAACTGTATTTTACGCACCGTAAAGGATATAACCGCAGGCAATGATGCACTTCCTCAGCGCTCATGGATGTGGGATTTTGAGCAGCCACTAATCACAGAAAGTGGTGCTGAACAAGCGGTTAACAACTTTCTGAACAAGATTGGTGCTGGTGATATGGTAACCGAACCTTCATGGACCAATACAGCTAACGCCCTAGGGAATACTCCTCTTGGCAGCTCTGTTTCAGAAGCAATCACTGGGCTCCTAGGAAAGCTGGGGGTGGGGTCATGACAACACAAAACTACCCCTTTACTGGAAATGAACGGCAAAGCATGACATTTACACCCATTCTCGATGGTACTGTTTATAACTGCCAGATTAAGTGGAATGTTGCCGCTTTGCGATGGTATTTATTGATAACTGACGGGTCGGGGAACGTTGTATTGAATACCCCTATTGTTGGTTCGGGTTCATCAGGTGGAATTAATATTATATCCGTGGTGTTTACTTCAACAGCCATGTACTGGCGAGAGAGAAACGGCCATATTGAGGTTGATAGCCCATGAGATATTATGACATTGAAATAACTATTCCAGGTGAAGGCACTAATCCCGAAAGAAAGATTAAATATAGTAGCCATAAAAATGGGGTTTATAATCCCGGTGCTCTGATGATTGAATTCGATATTCTTAGGTATGGAGAGTCAACCCCACAAGGGGAGACACATTTGACCATTTGGGGTATCGGGCCGCAGGACATGCAACAGGCACGGCAGAATCTTTTTGGAAAAAAGATAAAAATTCACCTTGGGATGAAGGATGGATTACCGCTGGCAGGGAAGGTGACAATTCCTAAGCTTGTTCTTGAGGGGGTGATAAACCAGGTTTTTGGGAACTGGCAAGGGGTAGAACTAAGACTTGATCTTATCATTGTCGTAGGGCCGGTTAAGAATGCTGATAATAACAAGCCTGCTCCACTTCCGCTTACCTTTGACTGGAAAGAGGGGCAAAAGTTATCGGTTGCGCTAACGCAGTGTTTTATGAATATCAATGGGTATAGTTTCAATATAAATATCAGTGATCGATTAATCCTAAATCATTATAGAGGATTGTTCTGTGATGATATTGTATCGCTCGCCAAAGACCTTAAGGATTTCTCACGTTCAAGAATAAGGGATAGCGGCTACTCTGGAGTAGAGATAGCAATAGTTAACGGAAACGAGATACGCGTATGGGATAACGACTATGATAATCATCCAGACAAGACATCTCCTTCAAGTGCAGTAGCAAGAAGTAAGAGCCCGACACAGATAGAATTCAAGGACTTGATAGGTCAGCCTACATGGGTTGCGTTTAAGACAATAAGTCTTGCCTGCGTAATGAGAGGTGATATTCAGGTTGGCGATCATATCCTTATGCCTAAAAAAACGACACCATTAATTAGATCCTCTTCGTATTCACAATATCGGGAAGATTCTGCATTTTCTGGAGAGTTTGAAGTAAGTTCTGTGAGGCTGATTGGTAATAGCAGACAACCAACAGCTGAGGCGTGGGTGACAATTATTGAGGCATACCCATTTGTGCGGGTTGGTAAAAAATGAGTATAGATAACAAATTGAACTTTGGTTCAAGTATGAACCGGTTTACTGAGCGAAAAGTTGATAACGCCCTGCAAAAAGCAGGAAAAATACTCCCGGTAAGTGTGGTTAAACAAAATGGAAAAATGATTACGGTAGCATTTGAATTAAGGGATATTCCTTACGTGCTTCCTCAGGTCACAATCCCTTTATTCGGGCCTCAATATATTCGATACCCTATGCAACCAGGGGATAAAGGAATTGTTATTCCAGCTGATACTTATATTGGCGGTGTTAGTGGTCAGGGTGGCGGCGTAGCTGATATGACGCCGCCGGCAAACCTCAGCTCGCTGGTGTTCTTACCGATCAGCAATACCGAGTGGCAGGACGTCGACGGTCAGGTGGTGACGGTGTACGGGCCGGAGGGGGTAACGCTGCGCGATAGCGGCAGCAACACTACATTCCTGTTAAAGCCTGACAGCATCGCTATTTCCACACCTGACAGCTTCACCGTCACCGTTGGCGGGACAGTTTTCGCGCTGACGGGTAGCAAATGGAGCCTTTCGGGAGATGCCGGTCACCTGCAGGATTCAGTGGCCAGCACCAGCCCGGCCATCATGCACGCCGGGTGGGAGTCCCTTGTGGCGTGGCTGAACAGCCATGAACATTCCAACGGTAACGACGGCAATGATACCGGGGGGCCGACTTCAACGTTTAACGGGAGTATCACCGAGTGAGAACCTATGGCCGAAACTCTGAGGGAAAGTGGGTCCTGGTGGAAACAGATGAAAATGGGTTTAATGACTCGGTGTATTTAACCACCCTGATCCAGAATCTAAAACTGGCTCCACAGGAATCACCTTTTTACGCAAACAACGGCATCCCGGCTGCCGGGTCTGTGATACAGCAAATCCTGCCGACGTATTACGTTAACCGTATTCAGAAGCAATTCAGCCAGTATTTCTCTTCGTTGCAGATTGCGTTAATCAGCGATGATCCGCCTGTTTATAACATCTCGGCAATCACAAACGCAGGTTCAAAAATTATTACTCAGGTGGCCATATGAGCGATTTACCGGTCAGTTATACGTCAGCAGGCCCTGTGCCGATGACGGCGGAAGAGCTGCGCGCCCAGCTCGTTTCCCAGGCTATTGCCTTATCACCAGGGCTTACGACTGAATTACCAGGCTCGCTGATTGAGGACGTGGTAAGTACCGATGTTGGCGCGCTGATCGTCTGTGACCAGGCAAGGGTAGACCTGATTAACTCGGTAGGGCCATTAAAAGCAAATCAGTCCATGCTGGAGCTTCTCGCACAGCAGGCCGGCATCCCTGGACAGAAAACCGCAGGCACGACAACGGTCCCCATTCAGTTCTCCGGGCCAGCCGGGTTTGTTATCCCGCAAGGATTTATCGTTTCTGATGGGACTTATACCTATTCAGTCAGTGATGCGACGATCATCTCATCTTCTGGCGTGTCGGCTAACGTAACGTGTGAGGGAACGGAGACGGGTACCTGGGCCGTACCAGTTAATACGGTGAATCAGATTATTACCAGCCTTCCGTCTGATATTACCATCACCTGCACAAATACGATCGCCGGTACCCCGGGCGCGGACCCTGAGACGAACTATCAGTTTCGCGACAGGGTATGGCAGGCCCAAATGGCTACTGTTCAGGGATATCCGGGTTTTATAAGGCAGCACCTCACCAGCCTTGATAACGTGCAGGTGAGGCTCGTTTCCGTCATTCAGGACGGGGATAAGTGGATAGTCATGTGCGCCGGCGGCGATATATATGATATTGCTGGAGCGCTATATAAGTCAGCCGGGGATATCAGTCGGCTGAAAGGGTGTTCATTGAGCGTAACGGGGATCACGAATGCCAACCCTGGCGTTGTGAGTACCGACCTGACTCATGGTTACACTAACGGGCAGGTTATCAGGATTACTGGCGTAACTGGAATGACCGGCATTAATGACGTGCCGCTGACTGTTACAGTGCTATCGCCTCACACGTTTTCTATTGGCATCAATACGACCTCAGCCGGAACGTGGGGCGGCGGCGGAGAAGTGACGCCGAACGTCAGAAACAACACCGTGACGGTTAACGACTGGCCTGATAACTACGTGATCCCATTTGTGACGCCGTTACTGCAGCGCGTTACCGTGACATATCAGTGGGGAACCGAAAGCATTAACTACCTGACGGACGCTACTGTCGCCTCCCTGGTCTCGGCACCCACCATTCAGTATGTGAACGGCATATTTGCCGGCAAGCCGCTGAACGTTAACAATCTGAAAGACGCATTTTTGAAGGCGATTAACTCGACAATCGATATGGCGCTGATAAGCACATTAAATGTCGTGGTCACAATCAACGGTGTGATAACCGATCCTGATGCCGGGACCAATATCATCAGCGGCGACAGGTTCAGTTACTTCTATATTGCGTCAGATGGCGTGATCGTTAACGGAGCGTAGCATGCTTGACAGTATCATTAGGTCGTATATGTATACGCAATATAATGATGATGACAATCTGCGGGCATTCTTCACTGCGTATAACTCTATGGCGCAGGGGATTTATGACTGGATGGTCAATGCCAACCTGCCTGTGTTTATCGGAGAATACAACACCGGAGATCAGCTTCGGTGGATTGCCCATGGTATCTATGGCGTGCTGCCCCCGGTAATCTCCAGCAGTGAGCAGAGGGAGATAGGGCCATATAACACCCTGGAATTTAACCAACTGGCTTTCAATGAATACCGGGTTATTAGCCAGTCAGACCAGGTGGTTGTCTCTGATGACCTCTTTAAGCGGATCATGACCTGGAATTTTTACAAGGGCGATGGATTTTACTTCTCTATTCCTTGGATTAAGCGGAGAATTCTTCGCTTTCTTCTGGGCATAAACGGCACAGACATCCTCAACGACCAGCGCTGGAGTATCTCTATCCAGTTTGTCGATGGCGGCATTGTGATTTCCATCTACAAGGGGCGCCGGCAGTTCACCAGGAGTGCCATCTATAACGCTTCGGCCTATAACTCAAGGAAGTACAACCAGAAGGACACGGCTTTTGTGATAACCGAGGATTTCGAGTTCGCCATTTTCTTCAAGCAGGCCATGGATAGCGGCCTGCTGCATATGCCTTTCTATCAGTCAATTACAGTTGATATTATTGATTGATAAAATAATCTTGAAAGTATATTGTAACCATAACTATTATATTTAGAGATGGTAAAATGAAACGAAGAATTCTTAGTGTTATTCTGTTATTTATTGCTTCACCATTTGCTATTTCAGAAGATTTAGTCCCAGGGTTAACTCAGGAGCAGTCAACAGAGATGAATGAAATAATTAATGAAATAAATCAGAATGGTCTAAAACCCACTGATTCAAATATATATAATATTTGCTATGCTTCATCTCTTCTTATGGTTAATGCTGCTAAAGACGCAGCGTCAGGCACCTACAATGGCGATCTAGCTCTAGGGAGGGTTCTCCTTATACCTCATGATGAATACAGGACCATGGTGAAAGAACTTATTAAAAGTGATGCTGTATTTGGCATAAACAAAAATACCGATGACTTTGATAGAGATTTCCAAATGAAATGCAGGGCCAGTCCTGATATTTACATTAAAAAATACAATAAAATTTTCAGGAGAAAAATGAATGAGGCAGATAAAAATAATCAGTGGTAAGCTGCTATTAAATCTTTAAACTTATTTATTACACCAACCCGCTTCGGCGGGTTTTTTAATGCCTAAATCCCGGAGGAGACATGGCACTAACCCTTTTGGCTACAAACAACGCAGAAAGCGTTCTGGCTTCTGCTATCAGCGCTACCGACACGTCGCTGATCGTTAGCGCTGGAACTGGTGCCGAGTTCCCTGACGCTGTGGCTGGTGAGAGTTACTTTAAACTGACTATCACCGATGCTGCTACAGGCTCACAGGTTGAGATCGTGAACGTGACAGCTAAGGCTGGCGATATCTTCACTATTGAGCGCGCGCAGGAAGGGACATTAGCACGTGCATGGGCGGCCAATGATATGGTCGCCAACATGATGACGGCCGATACGTTAAATGTTATCGCTGATTTTGCAAATCAGGCAGCCAGTTCAGCGCAGGAGGCCCAAGAGTATGCAAATAATGCCTCTGAGTACGCGCAGAACAAATTCACGTTCTTTAAAACTCCCAGCGATCCAGATGGCACTATTGCTGGCTTGGCTGCGACGACTAATGATCAGTCATTCTGGGTTGCGCAGGGTCCTGATGCTCTTTCGGCAGCATGGCAGTATCAAAACAAAGGCGGTGTCGCGGTGCTGCAGGCTAAGCAGCCGGGCACGGCCGCTATCACGGGAACCGTTCGTGAGTTTCCCACGCTTGCTGCAGCTCAGGCTGATGCCGATGCGGGTAATATCCTGAATGGCGGTAAGTGCTGGGTAACCAGCGATGCTGACGTCACTTTAGCTGATGAGTACATTAACAACGCCGGTACGCTGGTAGCAACCGGCAGAAAAATGCCCTCAGCAATGCCTACAGGATACCAGTCCGCAACGGCAGTCAGCAGCGCTGCAAACACGGTCGCTATTACTATTCCTGGTCTGCTTGTTGACGGTAGCCTGATTTATTTCCTGTCCCCGATCCTGAATACTGGTGCTGTCAATGTCACGGTGACCGATGCGAAAGGGAACTCGGTTGTCAGGGCGATTCAAAAGCAAAATAATGCGGCGTTGGTTGGCAATGAATTACTGCTGAATCAACCGGTGTTAATGGAGTTCAGAACAGGCACTGCTAACAACTTTGTCCTGGTGGCATCCGGTCCGGTGGCATCCGAGCTGAATGCACGCCTGCTGAGTCTTGAGCTGAACTCACTGACCATTGTATCTTCTGTCGCAGCATCAGCCGACGCCTATACGGGAGTCACCGCTAACACCACCTCATCACAGGTCCTTGTGACCGGTCGTGCGTTTGTTTTTACACCCAGCGCGACCAATACCACGAGAACACCGACGCTGTCGCTGAACGGGTGGACGCCACGCACGATTAAGCAGGCGGGCGGGACTGCTCTGGCTGTCGGGGACCTGGTATCGGGTAACCCGTGCTTCCTCATGTACAACGCCGCTTCTTCTGATTTTCGTCTGCTGACCTACCCAGGTGACAGGGTACGTATTCTCAACGCCTATACCAAAGGAACGGTAACAAGCGACAGCGCCAGCCCTAACGCGGTATCCGTAACCATTCCCGGCCTGCTGGGTGACGGTACTCAGATTACGTTTGAACCTGTAGTGGCGAACACCGGCGCAACGACGCTGGTGATTACGGACCTGTACGGGAACTCCGTAACGCGCAATCTGCTAAAAGGGGCAAACACCGCGCTGACGGGAGGCGAGTTGCAGGCAGCAAAACCCGCAACAGTTCAGTATCGCAGTTCTCCCGTTAACAACTTTAAGCTTTTGTATTCGGGCGATCCAACTACTGAAATTATTAACCTGGGGAAAAGTATTACGGCTCTGCAAGGGGCGGTCAGTGACCCTCTGGCATCATTAAAGGCAAAGCTGGTAACGTCTCCGTTCGGGAATATTTCTTTTTCGGCTGGCGTCAGAACCATTACCCCAAATCAGATTATCTGTACGTCTATAGGTTCATCGATTGGCGTGGGTGCTGGTTCGAGTGATGGGTCTGTCTATGCGCCAAATGCTCAATTCGTTGATCAGCTGAAAAAACAGCTAAAGTTTTTCGGCAATCTGGAAATCATTAATGATAACCAGTGCGTGCCAACCACGGCTATTTCACAGTTTTCTGCGCAACTCGATGCGTCTCCCTATGCGACCAGCGACTTTGTTTTGATTGTTGCGGGAATGAATGACGCTCCGGTAGCTAACTTCAACGCTGGTGAAACGTATCCGGGTGCCGCCAACACCCTTGATGCCATCATTGATAAGTGTCTGGCTCGCGGGGCTATTCCAATAGTCTGCACGTCGCCACATAATGATGTGACTAAAATAACCTATGCATTGCCAAATGGCGTAGCATCATCATATCCAATAAGGACTTTTAACGTCTCAACAAGTTTTGTATTTGACCCGGTTGAAAATACTATTACTCAGAATGCGTTTGCCAATTCTTTATATGGCGGGAATATATTAAAACCTGGTGATTCATTAAAAGTTGGGTCTGGTCCCAATGCTGGCACATACACAATAGCCTCAATATCAACAGACCGAAGGGTGGTTACTGTTAACCAGCCCATTCCAGCCGCTAGTAGCGCGACTGTGAATATTATGCATGTTAATATGGATATGGAACTAGTTCTCGAACCGCCTCCGTCTGAGTCTGTCGTAACCCGAGACTGGACCGGTAGCGGAGTTGAGGTCTCCGGTGATGTGCGTTTCTGGATGTCGAACAATTCTTACCGGTCTTCAGCCAGAAATAAAAACGTTTACCTTGCCGATTGTGAGTCATCTTTTATGCGAGGCGTTGAAACAGTGGGGTGGTCCGGGGTGTATATTCCTGCTAACTATAACCATTTTAATGATTATGGTTATACCGCGATGGGCAAACCTATTCGTGAATGCGCGAATTTCTACGCCCAGCAAATTTATCTTGGCAGGCAAGTAATACACAATTAACGGGGGAATTATGTCATTTAAACACTCGCCACTTATTCATGTAACCGATAATATTCCTGATGATGCATGGTTGACTATGTATGTCAAAGACATCATTAAAAAGCTATTTGGAATTGATGGTGAAGAGCGATACTACGCACATCTTTGGGCTACATGTTCAGATGGGTGCGATATCTACCACGGTATTTATATGGTGGATGTTAATTCCGAATCAGATATATCAGCGGCGGAAGATGAAATAAAGTTGCTGCCAGAATTCAACCCATGACAGTAAATTCATTCAATGGTAAGGAGTAAGCATGTCATTCAAATTATCATCATCCAAAACCGTTCAAATCCATTATCTCGGCGGCTACCTATGTAATAAAGAGATCAGTATTGACCTGATTTATGCCGTCGAAAGCGTCAGACAGGACGACGCTGGTGTGGTCAAGGCTTCGCTATCTGTGCGCTACGATGACCAGGCAAAAATCATGGTGGGAGATTACCCCGTTACTCTGGATACCACATCATCAAAATCCTGGGCTGAGCAGGCAGAAGCGCAAATTATGGATCTGGAAGAGTTTTCTGGTTCAGTTGCTTCATAAAACCGCCTGTAGAGAAAATTGATAGCCGCAGCCTCTTTGATCTGCCTCCTGAATGAAATTACTGTATGTATAAACAGTATATTCAGGAGGGCAGATCATGCTTCGTCAGTCAGATATCACACAAGCATTCCGTGAGTCGATCGCCGTTAACCAAAAAGGTTATCGGTATCTACGCACAAGGGACTTCGTTTGTGCGCTACAGCGTAAAGGAATCCATTTCTCGGGGCGTGAAGCAAACCAGTGGATAGAGCGCTATCAAACATACTTCGTTGACAAGACGCCAGACGAGTCAGAGAACCGGCTCTGGATGCTTCGCAATATGGGGATGGTGCTGTAATTGACTTTCCACCTCAACTTAATTGTAGATATTTTTGGGAGGATTAATGGCTCTTAGACTTTTAGCAAACAATAACGCTAAAAGCGTTCTCGCGGCAGGAATTAGCGCATCAGCTACTGTTATTACAGTAAGTAGCGGGACAGGTGCCTTATTCCCTCAGCCCATATCAGGTCAAAGCTATTTCAAATTAACCATTGTTGATGCCGCGACTAAATTAATTACGGAAATAATGCACGTTACCTCTGTCTCTGGTGATGTGATGACTGTGCAGCGAGGACAGGAAGGGACCACGGCAAGAGTATGGTCAACGAATGATATTGTGGCAAATATGTTGACCGCGGGGTCTTTCCTTTCCTGCCTGCAGATCGCAAATAATTTTTCTGAAATTGCAGCCGAAGGAAGTGAGGCGGTAAGACAGGCGTTATTAAATCTCGGCTCGTCAGATGGCACGATCAATGGTCGCCTTATGGGCGTTCCGCGCGTCGTTACGAGCAGCGGGACGTTCACAAAAACACCTGGCGCAACAAAATGGAGGATCAGAATTTTGGGTGCCGGTGGAGGTAGCTCTGCTGCGCCGGCGACCGGTGCTGGTCAGGTTTCGATTAGCAATGGCGGCGGCGCTGGCGCATACGCCGAGGGAATTTATGACGTATCCGCATTAACCTCAGTAATGATCACTATTGGCCTGGGCGGGAAAGGCGGGACTGCATCCTCACTTTATGGGGAAGATGGCGGGACCAGCTCCGTAGGAACGCTTATTTCCGCTCCCGGCGGCAAAGCGGGCCTGCCTGCGGGTCCGGCTAATCCTCCATTTCAGCCGGTGGCGAACACAAACTCGAACAGCCCTACCGGATGGAATATTGTCGGGATAAGTGGGCCGGGCTCTGAGTGTGCATCAGCTATTTCAACTGAATATGCAATCGCGTCGCGTGGAGCAAATAGTCAACTTGGCGTAGGGGGCTCAATTCCGGCCATAAACAATCCAGCTAACAATGGCGGTGGATATGGCGGCGGCGCGTCTGGATGTTCCAACGGTCCTTTAAGGCCGGTGAATCCTGGTGCAGATGGTCAGAATGGGATCGTTATTATCGAGGAATTGGCTTAA